AGTAAAGATGATTCAAATAAACTTGCCAAGATATTAGAGAGATCTGCAACAATTGCAGGTGAGAGGCTTGGTTTTAAATGCCCAATGAATGGGAACTCAAAAATAGGAGAGACTTGGTATGACATCCATTAATTATGAACTGCTACGGACTGAAAATAGACTTTTAAAGTCTTGTATAAAGGACAGTCTAGCAGATGAGGACAAGAAAGGAAACGATGTTATACAGTTAGCTGAGGCGTTATCAAAGTTTCACAGTTTGCTTGAAGAAGACCCTGAATACTACGAGGGTTTTAGAATGTATTCGGATGTTCATAAGAGATATTTTAATAGGCTAAAGAAATTAGGTCTACTTTCAGAGAGGAATGATGAAGATTAAAAAACATCCTATAATAAACAAACTAAAGTATGCTGTAAGACATAGTAACTTATGGCGAACTAAAACTATTACTGACAAAAAGAAAGAACAAAAGAAGGAAGGAGGACATATAAGTGAAGACATTACCGAATGATTATCAAAATTTTATAGCACTCAGCAGATATGCTAGGTGGTTACCCGAAGAAAACAGACGAGAGACTTGGGAAGAGACTGTCGCTCGTTACTTCGATTTTATGGAGGAACACCTAAAAGAAAATACTAATCAGGAATTAGTTCCTAAGACTAGGAAAGTATTGGAAAATGCGGTTGTTAACTTAGAAGTTATGCCTAGTATGAGGGCGTTGATGACAGCAGGTAAAGCCCTTAAAGATAATAATATAGCAGGATATAATTGTGCCTATCTTAGTGTAGACCATCCGAAATCTTTTGATGAATGTCTATACATTCTTATGCACGGAACTGGTGTAGGATTTAGTGTTGAGAGACAACACATACAGAAACTTCCAGAAATTCCAGAAGAAATATTTGATGTAGAAGATACGATAGTGGTGACAGATTCTAAAGAGGGTTGGCAATCTGCATTTAGAAAATTAATTTTATTTCTATATAACGGTGAAGCACCATTGTGGAATACATCAAAGGTCAGGGCTAAAGGTGCTAGACTTAATACATTCGGAGGTAGAGCTAGTGGTCCTGAACCACTTATTGATTTATTTATGTTTACTGTACAAATGTTTAAGGATGCAGTGGGTCGTAAATTAACATCTTATGAATGTCATAGACTTATGGCAAAGGTTGCAGAAATAGTTGTGGTCGGTGGTGTTAGGCGTTCAGCCCTTATTAGTCTATCTAATCTAACAGATGAGCGTATGCGTAATGCCAAGACCGGACAATGGTGGATAGATACGCCAGAGATGGCACTAGCAAACAACAGCGTATGCTATACAGAGAAACCCGACATAGGTATCTTTATGAAAGAATGGCTATCACTGTACGAATCAAAGTCTGGTGAGCGTGGTATTTTCAATCGAGAAGCCGCCATTAAACAAGTAGAGAAGTCTGGAAGAAGAGATCCAAATCATCAGTTTGGATGCAACCCATGTTCAGAGATTATACTTCGAGATGGGCAATTCTGCAATCTTACTGAAGTTGTAATTAGAAATACTGACTCACAGAAGGACATATTAAGGAAAGTGAGATTAGCTACTATACTTGGTACACTCCAAGCATCACTGACAAATCTTAGAAGACTCAGAAAGAAATGGGTTATCAATACAGAAGAAGAAGCACTATTGGGTGTCTCGCTTACTGGTATTATGGACAATGAATTTATGAATGGTAGTTCCAAGAAGCTTGTGTCGGAGTGGCACGGTGGTATAAACCTTCCAGATTTCCTTTTGAAATTAAAGAAGGAAGCAATAAAAACTAACAAGGAGTGGGCTGGTTTATTAGGAATCAATCAAGCCACATCCATTACTGCTATAAAACCTAGTGGTACTGTCAGTCAACTGGTAGATTCAGCGTCAGGTATCCATCCTAGACACAATGATTACTACTTGCGTAGAGTTAGAGCAGACACCAAAGACCCTATCGCACAACTGATGAAGGATGAGAGTGTACCCTGTGAGCCTGATGTTATGAAGCCAGAGAGTGTTGTGGTATTCACATTCCCTATGAAAGCACCAGAGGATGCAGTGTTGAGAGATGATAGAACAGCAATAGAACAACTAGAACTGTGGCTCACCTATCAAAGATACTATTGTGAACACAAACCAAGCATAACAGTGAATGTCAAAGAACATGAGTGGATGGAAGTTGGGGCTTGGGTGTACAAACATTTTAATGAAGTAAGTGGTGTAAGCTTCTTACCACACTCAGACCACAGTTATCAACAAGCTCCATATGAGGACTGTACTGAGGAGGTTTATCTTGAGGCTCTTGCTGTTATGCCTGAGTCTGTAAACTGGTCTAGAATAGAAGAGTATGAACTCACAGACACTACAAGAAGTATGAAAACTATGGCGTGTACTGGAAGTGTTTGTGAGATGGTTGATTTAGTCGAAGAAGAGAGGGAGATAGAATGAAAACAGTAGCATTAATAATTGTACTACAATTTATAGTAACATTACTTACAGGTTGTAGCGTTATGCAGGACAAGATGGATGAGATGAGTGGATTAAGTTGTGCACCACCTATTCATTCTATATGTGAACCTAATGAGTCCTTACTTATTTGTGATTCAGCAGATAAGAAAGACTGTTATGGGTGGATACTCTAAGTGTCCGAACTTGGGCAAGTAGAATGTAGAAGGTGTGGGGAATTGAAAGACTCTTCCCATTTTAGCAAGGGTCAGATAGAAAATCCTAACAGGGTTTGTAAGCCTTGTAGAAGTAATTTAAACAAGACTTGGAAAAAATCTAATCCCGGCTATATGGATAGATGGAGGTACAACCTTTCTGTTAAAGATAAGGAAAGGATTAGTGAGAAGCAAGGGGGTACTTGTGCCAATGAGAATTGCCAGTATGGGTTAGATGATGATCATAAGTTGTATGTTGACCATTGTCATGAAACTGGTAAGGTCAGGGGTCTATTGTGCCACCACTGTAATACTGCACTTGGACTTCTCATGGAGAGTCCTGAGAAAATATCAGGTCTCATGTATTATGCAAAGAGGCATAGTAATGTTTAATAATAAAGGAGTATATATGTTAGAAAAAATAAAAGGTATTGCCGATGGTGCGATAGATGTTGGCATTAAGTTAATCAGCTTATCAATTGTATTACAAATTATCTTCGGTCAGAAGGTAGCTTTCCTAACAGGAAATGTTATCGGCTCTATACTGGATATAGTTTGGACGTTAGGTAATGCTGGCTTGGCTGGCTTAATTGCTGCAGGTATTATCTGGAAACTACTAGATAAAGATATAACAAACGAACTATCTAAGTAGGGGATATATACATGGAACAATTAACAGACCTAGCAAAAAAAGTGTTAGAAAATAAATCATTAACCATCTTCTTAGGAATTGTCATAGTGGCATTATTCTTTGGATGGATAGGTGGTTGATAAACTAACCAAGAAACAAGAACCCGGTGGTCTTATCAAGAAGGATAGGACTGCCGAACTTTACAGGAAATTGAATAAAAAGAAACCAAGACCACTTTGGAAAAGGGATTGGAATAAATAGGAGGTTTATGTCTAGTTTATCAAAAAGTGATATAGAAGAGGCTTTCATGCCAAAAGATGAGTGTTCAATATGTGGTAGTGAATATGATGAAGAAGCAGGTGGAGTTCAAGGGTATTTTGGTATATGCCCTGTTACTTTTTGTGAGTGGTGTTACTCCTCTATAGTAAGCATGGTGTCGATACATCTAGGAATAGATGACGACTACTATGAGAGGGAGGAGTAGACTATGGGATATAAACTTAATAACAGTTGGAAAGGTAAGGTAAGAAAAGCAGATTCTAAATGGGAAGGTGAACTAAGGGACGGTATTCTATCGTCTTGTGAGTATCATCCTGAGAAGATACCATATACTATTGATCATCATTATCACCCCGATTTTAAGATAGGCGATACTCTGGTTGAGGCTAAAGGTAGATTTATAGACTCTGCTGAAGCTCGTAAGTATCTCTATATAAGGGATGCTCTACCATTTGGTACTGAATTAGTTTTTTTATTTTATAACTACAAAACGCCTATGCCAAGGGCTAAAGTTAGAAAAGACGGAACTAAGCGTACACATGGTGAGTGGGCATCTAAGAATGGTTTTAGATGGTTTACGGAGAGTACTATAACTAAAATTTTAAAGAGAGGTAATTATGGAAGAGATAATGGCGAAAGTGACAATACAGACAACTGATGTTAATTCGCCAGTTGTTAATACTACTATCTATGAGATAGAAGATATTCCTCTAGAAGAGAAAGAACTTAGAAATCTTCTCGGCTTTCTAATGGAAGCTAAGAATGGTCCTTTCATGCCAGAGGGAAAAGAAGAGGAAAAAGAAAAGGAAAAACCTCTTGAGATTGTAACTGACGATAAGTCGTAGAAAAATTAAGGTCACAAATTGGACAATTAATGTCTTTTTTGTGACCTTTTTTTTCGCTTGAGCTTAGTAGCCTCTTTCTCTCTTGACTTGTGCTACAGTTCTTTGAGCCATAACTCTCAACTCATTACACTCTTCAAT